AGTCAACAGGTCAATAGTAACCCCCTGAAACATAATATGCTCAAGATCGTCTATTGTGCTAATGTCGATATTTGCCGTTATTGCGTCAAGTCCTTTCCAGACTATTCTATCACCATCCAAAAAAGTGACAGTCGCATCGTTTCTATCCTGGAATTCGGTAGATGCGGAGTTGTAGTAGCAAGTCCCGGTTGGGTTTGTTGCCAGCTTTACATTAGCCTCAGTGTCTATTATATGGTCAGTCTGACACTCAAAGAGTATTTGGTTGAAATACTCGTCGAATATCCCCTTGCCACCCTCGACGCCTGTACCCCTTAACCCCGCTAAAGCGTCGTCTCTTTCATATGGGTTTATTCCAAAAAATTTCTTACGAATAGCCATCTGTTATCAATTTGTAGAATTTACCGCCGTCACTGCCATCAGCCAAAGACGAGAAACCCGAATTCATAGGGACGTCACCGTTTGGAGATGATGAAAATAAAAAGTTTTCTGTTTCCTGTATCGTTCCTAGATCCAACCTCACCCCTTGCGCTCTGATTGCCTGCATTTGGCTGTTTATGTCTGATTCGTTCGTCAGTGAATCGACGTCATCAAGCACGGCATACAACGCCATTGCCCTCGGGTAAAAATACTCATGTTTTATTCTGATCGCACCGGTCAAGTTGGCGTATGCCTGTATCAAAATTTCGTGCTGCCCTGCGTCTTTTAACTTTGCTGGCAGCACTTTTAAAAAGGCTCTGTACTCATCATCCGACCTGTTATTTCTTAAACCCTGTTCACCATACATTTCACCGATTCCGTCAAGCTGTGAGCCGACTGCCAGGGAAAGGGATCTTTCGTCTCGCAATCTTATCAAGATATTCTCAAGTAGCTGAATTCTGTCAGCCCTGATTTTTATTATCTTGTCAATACGCTCCTTGCTCTTGAAACGCTTGACCATTCTTGCTTGAGCTTGATCTGTGTGGTCTGTTATCTGGTCTATCATGTGCTCGTCACGTTAACATCTGATGAATCTATATTCGCGAATTGTGTGTCTGGTATTGCTATGGTCGATGTGTTCACGGGCGGAGTTACTGTATCGAACTCAAGAACATCGATGCTTATGATCCCTTGAACCGCTGAATTTATAGCAGTTCTTAGTGTTGTCTCCCAGACATCTTGCCCAGGTTCGAATTCTATCAACGCTAATGCAGCAGCCACTTGTGTGTCACCACCAACAGGGTAAACGTCGCCATTGGCTGGGTTTGTGTTCTTTGTCAGCTCGACATCTACGTAAATTCTCACAGATGCAAGTCTTGAAAACTTAATCGTTACATTCTGCCCTTGCGAATCTGTTACTATCTCCGTTGTGGTTCCAAATGTTTGCACCCCATCAGAAACCGAATTGTAAACAGAGTCCGCGACATCAGCGTCAGTTCCGCCAGTCACAAAACATTCCACTGATCCCGGTGGTCTTCCGTTTGAATCTGTAACGTTACTAACATTCGAGAATACGGTCGCCGCTGTAACACCCGGTGTATTTAAAAGCTTTGTTATAATCGCCTCTCTAAAACCGCCCCCTGCTATGCTAATACTAGCATCCGCTCTCGCTCTTGCTTCGGCGTCCGTTTCCGCGTTAACACCTTCGGTTGCATCATCCGCGTTTTCTGCTTCTACGATTCCTGGGACCGTTCCAGATATATTTACAAGCGTTCCAGCCAAAGCGACAACCGGGCCTGTATTTTGGGCCTCCATTGGAACAGCTGTTGCTTGATAAGCCGTAATCGTTCCTGTTGCCGGACTTACTGCACCTGGATCTACAGTGTATTCGAAAGTAGTTCCAGTCGCGCCGGATATCTCTGTGAGCAGGTTGTATTCTTCCTGATCTGCACCTCTTATAAAGACGAACGAGCCATTTGTAAATGAGTGTCCACCTGATATTGTAACTGTTGCCAGTCCTATCGTCTGGGTAATCGACGTTACTGATTTACTGGGGAGGCTTCCGTTTGTCGCTGCCGATGGGTTTTGAAATATCTCACCGGTGTCGGTTACCGTTATTTTTAAAGACTCGGCAGCTATCGGCTGTCCTGGGGTTCCTCTGACATAAGCAATAACTGTTGATCTTGTCGCCCCCTGCCTAGCAAGCCCTGATAATTCCAGGTTGTAATCAAGGTTGACTCCGTTGGATGTGCTTCGGTAATTAGCCGAATATATCCCCTGTATTGCTTCCTGCAACAATGCTTCGCGTTCGGCGTAGATGCCTATTTCCTTGCCAGATAATGACCCGTCCGACACATTCCACCCATCACCAAACTCGTCCCTGTAGTCCTGCCGAAGCTCCTCCTTGATCTCGGCAAGACTCTGTATTTTTATCCCGTTTTCGTCAAATACAATTGTCATATTTCAATCGTTACGGTTTGCGCAACTTCTCCAAACTCTGTTAATGCTTCTATTTCAACAAAAAGCGTGTCTGTTGTCAAATTTAGCTCGAAGCGGTTCAGGGCGATAATTCCCAAAGTATTCTCAACCGCTGCCTGAATCTGCCCTTCCTGCTCAGGCGTTATAATCTTGGCCCCAAAAATTCCATCTTCCAGCGTTTCACTGTTAAAATACCTAATCCCTTCGTCTAGGTTCAAAAACCAATCTCGCTTTGACTTCTTGATATTTGTCTCGACTTGCTGCTTGATGACATCCTCGTCATAGACCATGACAAAGTCTCCGTTCTCGACTTCTCTGTCTCCGTCTATAGTTAGTTTGTAATCTATGTAGGTTGTCATGGCGTTGCATCAGGGTTAAATAAATTGGAAAACTCTGCGACCAACTGAGCCAGTGTCTTCCCGCTAATTGATGAAGGAGATAGCACGAGGAGCCCGCCAGTTGTTCCAGAAGGGGATTGAGCAGTCGAAAATATATCCATTACATCGGCTATGAGTCTGGGAATATCAGTCTTACTATTACCTATTTCAAGGAAAGTTCCAGGCTTGACTTTTATCTGTGCCGTGTTTTCTTTCGGTGCCGTTGTCCATGATTCAAGGTCTGGGTAGTACCCCATCAATGCAACCGCGTCTGCAAAATGATATTTTCTTCCATCGGTCGGCAAAACTGAGCCGCCTGTTTTTTTCCAATTTGCCAAATAACTGTTCGAGACAATAAGTCCGACATAAGCCCCCACCAATGATTTCTCGTCAAGCGGCGGCCTAATCATAAATGTGTTTGTCCTCGCTGGCAAAACCAACGGAACGCTTTGTATTTGCCTGGGCTTTGTTGTGTTCGTTTCCGGGTCTACTCTTAAAAAAGCCGAAGTAACGTCAACTATTTTCGTGTTTGGATTATGCGGAGACGTTTTTACAGCCTTGATTATACCAGGGAAAAATGTAGAGACCTCATTATAAAGAACCCTTCTGACAACTGATTCAATTGCGTCCTCCATCGATTCCGATTCCTCTGACATTATCCTACTACCTGCTTAATCAAATCAATAAATTTGGCAGAAACCGACGTTTTAAATTCCCCTTCTCTATTGTCACCTGAGTGAATTATCTTGCTAACCGCCAATACTTCAGCCCTTTGCACACCTGAGGCACCACCGGCTGCCAACGCCAATCTATCAGTCGCAAAGGAGATTATTTTCACAGGGTCATTAATTCTGTACGTTGGATCAAGTCTTGTTTGATAATCAACACCAGTTGCGTTCGCCTGCGGAGATCCTATCATCCCATTTGTTTCTGACACAACTTTTGTTTCTCTTCCAGATGACGGAAGCCCAAGCGGATCAAACGAAACACCGGCGTCATCCCAAAAAACTATAATTCTTCTTGGTAGCCCGGCGCTAAACATTGTCAAGACCTCGTCTAATGTACCCTCGATTAATTCATCCTCTTCGTATAGCGCCCCGTTTAAATTTCTTCTTATCGATGTTTCTTGTCCAGACTCAATAAATCCACCGGCCTGCTGGATGATTGATAATATTACATCTGCTTTTGCTGCGCCGGACGCCACCTGATAACTAACCGGGCGTCTCATTAGTTCATAGTAGATATTTCTACATTCAACCCTGGTTATATAATCAGGTGCTTCAAAAGTAGTCAGTGCTTGAGTGATTACACCGGAATACATTTGTCTGATTCCAGTGTCTAAATATCCGCCCTTGATTGTGACCTGGGCCCCGAAGTTATTTGCAAACGGGTCGAATCTGAAATCTATTGCTCCTGAGTGCTCTTCGCTTAAGTTGTAAAGCTCCAAAAAGGCCCTGTTCGGTTCGCTTGATACTTGCTTCTCAACTTGGAACTTAATAAAAATTTGTGGCCTTATGGTTGCGAATTCAAAAGGGTTAATCTTGAATTCAGGTGTATTTTTTGGGGTGAATGTTACTTCTAAATGCCTCGTCATGTTGCTTCAGTGTATACAAGTGTTATTCTATCCCCAAATAATTCCCTGGTTGGATCGCGGTCAAGACCATCATAATCAAATGTTCTTAGCTCTCCTGGCGGCACTTCCAAACGATGCAATTGTTTTAAAATATCAATACCGGCTGATATGGCGATGCCAAAAACTTGATCACCTATCGACATAATATACCTGTCCATCCTTGCCGAGAACTGAATTATAAATGAGTAAGTAACACCGTCAAGTTGTTTTTGGAAAGATCTGTAAAATTTATTCTCAGCTGCAAAATTAGGCAGATTAAAAATAATGTCGGCCATCAAACAATACCAATCGGAACAATTTCTGTTGCTGTGTGCACAATCGAATTATCAACAAGTAAACTTGCGGCCAAGGAAGCCAAGCCAAGCTCAACTACAGGAACCTCTACGAATTTTATATTGATCCTGATCCCCTTTCCGTCGTTGGGAGATTTAACCGGGTTTAGTGTTTCAATATGCATGTTTATGTAAGACCTTAACCCGACAACAACAATCAAGGGAGACTTTAAAGTCTGCCACAGTTTTAACTGGGAATATATCGCTCTGTGCCTTCCTTCAAACGGTGTGACGCCATCTTGCATTGGGGTATCGGTTACAAGTATAGTCAATTCCAGCTCTTCCGGCTTGACCTGTGCATGATCAGAACCAAGCCTACCAGATTCAACCGGATATCTCGTGTAAGTCACAACTGAAGTATGATTCTCTGACAGCACACTGTCAATAACAATCGGCACCCCTGGCCCAATTATAATCGATCTCTTTCCTGGTGTTCTATTAAAACTCATTGCGCCGGTTGAATTGTGGTATTAAGAGACTGTGGAACAGTTCTTCTCTGTGTGTTTTGTATAACTTTTCTAGCAAGCATTCTTTCTACTTCGGCGGCTGTGCGCTCGGGGTCTGCCGCTCCGTTGACTTCTATTTTTATCGTTGTTTCATTGTTTATCGTCTGGCTTTGCTTTTCACTCCCGTTGGTGCTTCTTGCCCCCGGCGTGGTAAGCGCTTCAAAAAAGCTCTCCCCTCTTTCAAGTCTCTTTCTGATATCATCAAACGCCCCTGTTAGTGTTTTCGCAGCTTCGTTTATGGCAGGGTTAAGTCTTTCTCCTATTGCCTTTGAAGCATCTTCGGCAGATGTTCCGAGCCTATCGAGTGTAGCATTGGATAAAGACAAAAATCGATTGAATTTTTCCTGTATTTCCGGTTGCCTCTCTTGCAGTTTTGATTGCAACCGTGCGCGTCTTGTCGATATACCCTCTGCTCCTAAATCAGTTCCCGCTTTGCTCAGAGCCTCTATCTGTTCAGGACTGAAAAAACCGAACTTGACCAAATCTTGCAGATTTGAGCCTGTAGCAATAAACGTTGCAAAGGTTTGTTGCACCTCGCCAACATCTTTTCCTAATATCTTTGCCAGCTTAATAACATCATCAAAATTATCAATCAAGCCGTCTAAATCACCGGCTATATCTACACCGAGATTCAAGGCATTAAGGGCTTCAAGCTCAGATACGACATTCCCAGTACTTTCCCTTACTTTGTTTATTCTCTTCAGCACTTCGTCAAAATCGTCTCCAACTCTAAACTCTAAAGAAAGTCTGGCTTGTTCTACGTTAGCAAATCCTTTGAATGATTTTGTTATCGTGGCGGTTAGCGCAGCGACCCCTATAAGTGCTGCTGTCTTCGCTTTATCAAAAGCTTTTTTGACATTCCTGCCAATAAATTGCAAGTCTTTTTCCAAGGCTTTAAATTGACTAGGATTTAATTTAAGCGCCCTTCTCAATGAACGCCTAAACCTCCTGCCCATAAGCCTAACTCTTCTCTCAAGGGGCCCAATCGGAACCATTTTCTTAGGTGAAAGGCTCCGGCTGACATTGGAGGCCAGCCTGTCAATTGAATCACTGAGCTGTTTAAAACTTGACTTAAACCTGTCCGCGCCTGTTGTGTCAACATCGTAACCAAGTTTTACTATAAGACTTCTTACTGTTTCAGCCGCCATTTCTTAGCATGTCCTCAAGCTCTCGTTGATGTTCAATCTTTTTGTCGTGTTTGTATTGGGCAATTGCTTTGGCATCTTCTATCATTATCATTTCAAGGAGTTCACGGTATGACCAATTTTGTTCTATATTTGTCTTTGTATCATAACCAGACATAGAGGCATGCCAAATAAGACTTTCTTCTTCTGCTAATCCTGTTTCGACTCCTTCCCCTCCGAAGAGGTCAGAGCAAATAGCCCGAGTAGAGGTAATTTTTTTTTAAGCTCTTGAATCGTAGGTCCGAAGTTCATTTTAAAGATTTCGGCAACCAACTCGACTTGGTGATGATAGTACTCTCCGAAATGCTCGTCATAAAAATCAGTATTCAAAACACCGTTTTGGATCATGACCGGAAACTGCAACCCATAAGATATTATCTCTTGTAGCAAACGGGCTCCCTTTTTGGGTTCTACCCTGTTTAGTATACCAGATATTATTTTTGTATAATCCAGTTTTGTGTCAAGCCCATCTTTTATGTCACCGACTCCATCAGTCGCGCCGGAAATAATGTTTTTGCATTCAAGCACTATCTCTGAACGCCTTGTTGCTAATATCTCGATCAATGTGTACGTATGGCCGTCTATTGTGTATTGTTTAGTCTTTCTCATTTAAACCCGCTCCGCTCCCCCAACTGTCCCGACATAGTCATCGACCCAAATCGTCCATACCCTATCTGTTACTGTATCAGCCACAGTTTGATCAGCGTATTTTTTTATATATGCCCCCGTTCCATTGCCCACGGTTGTCCCCCTTAGGTCTCTGAACGAGCAATCCTTAGTCCCATTTCCAGTGCTCAGGTCTTCGGTATGCAGGTCTGAGAGAACTTTGTTTGATTTGGAATTCTGCTGAAGAGTTAGAGTAATCAGGACCGATCTGTCGTTGGTCATGACCCTGGCACCTTCACCGTCATTTCCTTTGAACGAGTTGAATGAATCCTGGTTATAAACGATTGATATCTGCGTCCCTCTTGTGTATCCTTCGACCAAATGATCACCATAAACAAAAGGGAACTCAGCAGGGTTAATTGTGCTTAAAGCCATTTATCCTCCTAGACGATTAACGTTACATCAACATCGATCTTAAGCACAGCAGACCCTATTCTTGCCGTTACTTCAATCGTGTCCATAATACCGGCTTGCCTATTAGCTGGCAATGCTGACAGGGCGTCCGGCATATCAATTCTATACTGCTCTGTATCGCTGAATGGGTTCAGCCCTCCCCTTTCAAGCTGAACCCCTAAAGACGTCGATATTGCCCGCCTTATCAGCTCAAACCCCGGATTGGTGTATGGTATTTTTTCGTTTTGCAGCTGGACATTGAAGATATCCGTCATCATGTTCAGCTCTATCCACACTCGAACAGTTTCATCAACAATCTGGCGACCTGTGACCATGAACCCGTCAGACGTTACGGAGATGTTGTTTTGTGGTTCAGTGTAAGTGATGTATTTCTTGTCTCTTAAAACTTGAACCTGTGAGCTGTTGTATAGCGTTGTCGGTATTGCTGTTTGTCCTGCGATTTCTTTGTAAGCCCATGAACTCGCGCCTATTGTTTTCCCGAGCTGAAAACCCTGAAGGCCAGCTTCCGGGAATAGGTAGCGGGCGAAATACGAAATTGTTCCGCTTGCGGCCCCGTCCGCTGCTGTTGTCGTATAGGTCCAAGAGCTTGCCCCCGGAACCGTTGCCACTGTCACATTTCCATTTAATTCTGACGGGGTAGCCCCTGAAACAGTAACTGAGTCCCCAACCCTTAATGTATGTGCTGCATCTGTCACCGTAGCGACACCTGAAGCAACCGCTATAGTAACACTAGCCACATCGACACCGGCTTGGTGATGCGCGTGGACATACGTGTTATTGTTGCCGGATGCAGATAAAACACTAGCAAGATCTGTTTCATCAGCTGAGTCAATCATTGTCGAGTCAATTTCTACCGACGTGCCAAATATAATGTTTTTACCCAGAGCCCAGTCAGAAATTGTTTCTATTTCTGTCTCGTCTTTTGATGTGGTCAATAGACAGAAAAAGTTTTTATCCTCTGCCCAAAGAGCATCAAGCGAAGCTGTCAAATTGGCGTCGCCTGAATCAACCCTTCCGACTTTGAAAGTCTGATTATGCCCTGGTTGTTTGTAGTGCTGGTCGGCGCATTTGTATATCTTTGTCGTATTCGCGAATGTCGCCGCCAAATCTTCTAGGGATGTAAATGCCTGCGTTCTGTTTGTGATGGTCCCGGTCAAGTCTGGGTCTAAAACAAGGGCGATATCCAAAGAAGGCGCGGACGCGATCTTGTCTTGCAGATTGACGTCTACAGTTACAGCATCGAATAAGATTGAAGCCATTATATATCCTCAGTCGTTAGATTGATATTAAGTGAATCTACGTCCACGCTTGCAGAAATTTCTTGGTAATTTTGATTATTGTTGATAAAAATCTCAATGGTTGCCCTCAACTCGTTTATGTCCCCGAGAAATCTTGTCAGTAGTGTCAGGTCAGCCCATGACATAACTGCGATATTATTATCTCTTTGGTATTTCTGTGAGTTATAAGTAAATAGTCTTTGTATGAATTCCTCGGCATAATCGTAAGCTGATTTATAATTCTGGATGTTTTGCCCTTGCTGTGCTGTTTTTGTGTAAAAGTCTATCTGGACGGCTTCGGTTTTGTTTGTATCGACGTTTTCCACATAGTCGCTGCCAACAGTTGAGTAAGATCTTTGGGGCCATCCATTTGCCGGGTTGCTTATTTCTTGCCATGTCGCATAAGGCAATTTATATGATCTTCCCTCCTGGTCGTGCTTTGCAAATTGAAAATCGGGCAATGTTGCCCTGCAAAAGCCCTGTACAACTGCATCAGGTATCACTTAAGTTCTCCGCCTCTCCGCTTCTTATCAAGTCAAACTCCCTATAAACACCGGGCCAATATTTAATATTGGCAACTGTAAATATACCGCTGCCTATTGTCACTTTATCCTTATTTGATATCTCATTCCCGACAGAGTCAACAGCCCACCCGTGCCACTCTATCAACTGACGTTGCCCCTCTACCCCGTCTGTAATCTCATCGTTTACAGGCTGGATATGTATTTTTATTGTAGATTCTGCGTCAGGTGCGTCGACCCATAACCCCGTGTTATCGTCTATATATCCTCCAGCGCGATCAAATCTTACAATCGGATAAGTAGCCGTCCTTCTCTTAATAACTCCTTGTATAGACCTGCTCATTCTATTTCAACCGTGCTGCCGTTTATCATTCTTCCCCTATCGACCAAAGGCGTGTCACTTCCTTTTTGTCTGATTGTCGAGTCAGCATTTGCTATTAAACCAAGCTCTTTCGATGTGATCCCGTTTCTTAAAAGATTAAGGTAGTTGTCGCCCCAAACCTCTAACGCAGTTTCGATATCGACTTTGCCCTCAAGGTAGCTTTTAAATAACTTCGAACCGTCTCCCGCTAAATCATCAATATTATTATCAAACGATAATCGCACAGATGGCCTAGCCGGTATATTTTTGGTTCCAAATTCCTGAAAGGTCGCAAGTGCAGCGATATCAACCTCGTCAATAGAAGCGCCTCTGTTATGATACCCGGCTAAAGCGCTTCTTCCTGCTGCTGCATCAATGTCTTTTAAGATATCGTCAAAACCGAAGTCTTGTTCTTCTATTTCAATTCCCATCAATAAAACGCTGTGTATCTGGATTGCATCCAGGTCCAAAATTGTCTACCGTACTGGGTCTCTAAAAGACCCTCTTTGGCAGTCGGATTGTTTACCGCAAGTGTAACAGATGTTGAGACAGAGCCGATACTTTCACCGGCCCTTGTCCCCTCACCGGCTGGAGGAGTCAAGGCAAGCGCGGCTAAATGCGCCGCCAAGAATCTCCTGCAATCAAATGTCTTAGAGTCATACTTGGCTGTCGTCAGTTGCGTATTCACCAGATTGATAATGAGGTCCTGCTCTGGTTGGGTGAATCCGTCCAGATCTTCCCTTATATCAACCGCAGTGTTCTTGACGTCTTCCCAAGTAATTTCCTGAGCCATTATTTTTTACTCGCTTTTTGCTCTTTTGCAAGAGCTGTTTCAGCTTTTTTCAGAGAAGCGGAAGCCGCTTTTTTCTCTTTGTCGTCTTTTGAGTTATCAAGGGCTACCTTAGCCTTCTCAACATCTTCAAAAGCTTTATCGAGTTTTGACTTTGTGCCGTCTCCGCTTTTTACGTGAAGAACCCCCTCATCGACCAAAAAACTAAAGCTCTCGTCTTTCACAAGCTCTTTGTATTCATGATCGTGAACCTCTGCGGTCTCACCAGGAACGAAGAAGACCTCAAATCTCAGGTCACCCGACTTTCCATTCATGACTTGGGGGCCTCTCAGCTTCTTTTTATCTGCATAAATTAGTTGCATTGTGGCCTCCTAGATTCCATAAACTTGCTCCATGGCAATCTCGTAGCGCACGGTTACGCCGCCAAATTCCATTTCACTGTTGAAGATGAATGAAAGTCCTCTTGTTTCCATCGGCATCCACAAGATTTGTTCTGCGACGTTAGCCTCCAGAACGTCATTACTCATCGGATAAACCAGCATCATTTCGCTGGACCCAGTACCCTGCCCAGTCAGATCGTGAATAATAACAAACTTCTCGATTCCGTTAGAGGCTGAGTTTTGTAGGATGTACTGCATGATTGTTGTATCGGTCCCACTTGCCATTCTGGTCGTAGCCAGAAAGTTATATCGGGCCTCGTTTAAAGCGACAACCATGTTTGACACGCCGTACATTGAGAAAGTCCTGGTCCTAATTCTTGAGGTCGTATTCATTACTTCTTGGGCGATCTCATCATTAGTTTTTTCACCACCGGGCCACGTCCTATCAGTTCCGGTAGCAGGAAGCGCTGCTTGCGTATTAGTAACACCTGTGTGGTTAATGATCCCCTCAAGATTCAACTGTGAATTACCAGTGAACATAGTATCTTGAAGTCGTCTTTGATAACCAAATTCGACAGCGGTTACTTTTTCCCTTGGAAGAGGAACGCCGGCCTTGGCAGCTCGTCTCAATTCTTGAGCTGTGTAGTTGTACCCCAGTTTCCAAGAGTAGACCTTGTTACTGAACTCCTGAGCGTTTGCATCTGCCATAGGAACTTCTGT